TGCGGGTCTGGTCCGTGACCTCTACAATTGCCTGGGTGGTCGGTGTGATTGAGGTCCTGGTGCTGAGTGTCTTTATGCGCTGATTGTGCTGAAAAGCGGAATCAACAAGATGGTTTGCTGAATATGCCTATACCGTTTCCCGCTCGATTGCCTCTCAGCAATACTTCTCAGGATTGATTCCGGCGCGATCTACATCGCGCATCAGATCCTCGATCAAGGCTTTGTAAACCTCGATCTGCTCCGACTCCGGCAGATCACTGTAATCCTGAGCCAAATCCTTCAGCGTGGACTTGAGCATCAACGCGATCTCTCGGCGCTGCCCGTCAACGGCCTGTTTGATGTTGTTGGCCTGCATCCTTTCGATTGCTGTCATCTTGGGAAATCTCCCTTCATTTGACCTCATCTTTGAGGCTTGCATCTTTGCTCATCGCGTAGCTCGCTGCTACGATGATCGCATTCCTTTCGTTCTCAACTTCAAAGAACTCCGGGTCATCCTGCGTCTCGACGTCTCGATTGCTCACAGCGGAAATCTTGTCTCCGACTTTTACAACCGCGATTGAATTCCCTTCGCTGTCATAGGCGAAGATTTCAAACTCGCTTCCGAAACCGGGCTTCGTGGTGTAGCCCATCTCCTTCAAGATGTTCTCGATCTGCTCCATTTTCTTTTGTGCTCCTTTCTTGGTCGGGCTCTTGCTTTTTCCTTACATTCTTATTATAGCACTTACAGTCGTATTTGTCAATGGATTTCAGAAAATTTTTCCGGAAAAATTCACCAGTAGTCGGATTGTCAACCGACTTTGACAAACCTATCCAGCAGCTCTCGATACATCTTCTGAAGAACTTCATACCGGGCTTCCGCCGCAGCTATCCGTACAAGAGGGTCAGGTATGAGCAGGTTCCCTGCTGACGAAGCATCCCTTCCGCATAATCCAAGCGATACAAGCATCGCTTTCTCGACAGCTATCATCTCCTCATCCGTGACACGCCCGCGAAAATTGCCGAGGCAATCAACCGAAACTGTGGAAACCTGTTCGCACAAGGCAGTGCTTTCCCTGCCAACGCTCTGAATCAAAACATGCGTCGGCAGATTACGCTTTGGAGCAGTCGTGAGATACACGACCTCTATGGTTGAGCTGTGAGAATTATTCATGTCATTCGATACGACAATGGACGGGCGACCAGCTCGCTGCTCGCTTCCTACGCTATCATTGCCGTTCACATACCAGATGTCTCCGCGTCTGATCTGCATTTATGTACCCTCCTCTATGGCAGTCACAATCGGCAGCGTGGCCGTCTATAACGCCGATTGCCTGCAAATAAGAATAAATGATCGTTGAGCCGACAAAGCGCATTCCTCGGCGCTTGAGGTCTTTTGAGACTATATCAGAAAGCGGAGAGGTTGTACGCTCCAAATAGCTTTCTACTACCTGCGCATTGCCAGCGAAATTCCAAATGTAATGGTCGAAACTCCCGAACTCCTCTTGAATCCGGCAAAACACTTTGGCGTTACCAATAGCAGCATTGATCTTCAGTCGATTGCGGATAATCGCTGGATTCGCCAGGAGCTCCTCAATCTTGGCGCTGTCATACCGAGCCACACTCGTCACATTGAAATTATCGAAGGCTCGTTTGAAATGCTCCCGCTTGTTCAGGACGCATTCCCAACTCAATCCAGCCTGAAATCCTTCGAGAACCAATAGCTCGAACAGAGCCCGGTCATCGTGGCATGGAACGCCCCACTCTGAATCGTGATATGCAATGTAAATCGGATTTTTCAGATTTACCCAGCCGCATCTTCGCATTTCCAGCACCTCCTAAAGCAGTGACCCGGCAAATGATCCGCCGGGTCACTACAACTATCCTTTTCCTGCCAGTTCGATTCTTCGACGCATAGCACTGCATGTAGCCATGTTCTCGTTTATACGATCCATCGTGGCATCGTATTTTTCGAGTAGTATAGTTCGAACAGCCTCAACATCGAAGGTCATGTCCTTCTTCCGTGTTGATCTGCCATTATTCAACTTGAGCACGGCTTCAACCACGGTGTTGTATGGGACCCCGAAGAAATCGGCCATCTCATGCTTTGTCATCTTGCCCACGATTTTTTCCTCCTTTCCTCTCAGGCCATCAACTTCTCGCAAGTGACAACTCTGATGATTCCTGCGTTTTTAATCATTCTCTGGCACATCTTACACGGCTGTGGCTCCTCAATTCGCTCGCCGTCTTCATACCCAGCCAGATACAGCGTGGCACCCATCATATCCAACCGAGGGGCACTTATGATGGCATTCGCCTCAGCATGAACTGCTTGGCACTTCTCGTACTGCTCGCCATGCGGAACACCATGCGCTTCACGCCAGCACTCTCCCTTATCACAGCAGTTGAGCCAGCCACGGGCAGAGCCGTTGTAGCCCGTAGAGATTATCATATCGTTCTTCACGATGACCGCACCATACTGACGACGAATACAGGTCGATCTGGCTGATACTGCCGCTGCAATGTCCAGGTAGTATTTCTCCTTGGACGGGCGCTCAGTTCTCGTCACCATCGCTCTTATCCTCCTTTATCCAAAGATCATCCATCGGCGATTTCCCGCTCGGTGCCGAAACTGTTCTTATTGCAACCTCCACAAGGCGCTTCTTGAGTTCCGGCGTGATAATCTCCCTGGCTTTCTTCTCACGCTCCCGGTCAGCGATCTCGCCAGCACAAGCTGCATATCCAGCCAGATCAACGAAGCAATCATCCGTGCCAGTACCAGTCCTGATACGCGCTACTTTCAGCAACGACAGCATGATTGCCACATCCAGCGGCCCAAATTGAGGCTCGCCGCCCACATAAGCGTTCCACAGGTCAGCGATCTGCCTGAAGTTATCTTCCGGCTTGCCATAATCCTGGACTCTCTGTCCACAGACGCACTTCTTCGCGGCGTCAAGAATTTCTGCTCTCTGCATTTTCTGCTCCTTTCTGAACTGTGTCTTCACGTCTCTGTAGCACTGTTCCACGCACGCTGACCTCTCCTACATGGCCGCCGACAGCGTTCTGGCACTTGACCAGCTTCTCCCACGTCGGAGGATGGAAGCCACAACAGGGCACTCCTGGGCTGTCTACGAAGGGCTGTATGTAGTAGGCATCAGCTCCATCAATCAGCCTTCCGATCTGCTCGAAATCATCCACATCATGGAGCTCATCCACCGCTGTGGTTCTGAACTCATAGTCCACACCACTTCGCTTGATGATCTTGATGGACTCCTTGATTTTCTCCATCTGGACGTGCTGCTTACCACAAGCACTGGCATATTTGCCAGGACTGGACTTGATATCCATGGCGATATAATCAACCAGGCCGGCATTGATACACTCCCGCAGCTCCCGAGGATTGCTTCCGTTTGTGTCCAGCTTCACCAGAAAACCAAGGTCCTTGATTCTCCGCAGGAACAATTCGACCTCTGGATTCAACAATGGTTCACCGCCAGTGATTGCCACGCCATCCAAAATGCCCTTTCGATCTTCGAGGAAATCGAAGAAATCTTCCTCATCAAGCAAGCCGGAATCGACATGCAACTCTGCCAGGCCCATATTGTGGCAATATGGACAGCGGAAATTACACCCTGACAGGAATACAGTGCAGGCCACCTGGCCCGGAAAGTCCAGCAGCGTCAATCGCTGCAAACCATAGATTCGCATAAGGGCCTCCTGCTCAATCGCCGTTACCATTCGGCCAGCTCTTGCTCTTTCTCAGCATGTACATTTTTGCCAGGGCATCCGGAATCTCCATCTCAATCCAAGCTGTCGGCGAACCTGTGGAGTCGAGCAAGTTTTGATCCTTCAGCAGCCATTCCCAGGTCGGGTTCTTCAGATCGCCCACCCTGAACTGCGTCAGCCAGTCAAAAATGCCATACTTGCTGCTGACCCAAGTAAACTGGATCGGGTGGCCGTAGCCACTCACAGACACCAGCTTAGCTTCATCATTCAGATCGGCCATTACGGCATACATTAACTGGGCATACCGCTTATAGTTGTGTTCCTTCGCACCATGGAGGAAATACAGCGGTATATGAGACAACTTTGGCAGCTCAGATTTATAGTCCTTCGCGCAGGACAACGAGGCTCCGGCCGAAAAGCTGTTGGGATATTTGGACATGATCTCGATAACGCCCATAGCTCCAAGGCTGTGGCCCGTCAACGAGATTCGCCCTGTGTCGCATCCGACAGCCTCTGCCACGAAGCTAATCAGCTTCATCAGATCAGCAGCCATCTTCCCCCAGGTGCCTTTCGGAAGCTGGGGCATCAGCACCCAGGCATTTGTTTTGAACTTGCCATTCTTCAGGGAGATATAGGGCTCCCTTTTCTTCAGTTTGCTCAAAGAACTGCCAATCTCTCCTGAGCCGTGCATCACGACGATCAGCGGAAGGTTCTTCTTGTCTTGCAGATGATCCGGGTCGTACAGCATGTATTTGAATTTCCCGTATGAATTCTCAACGATCATATTATTACGCTCCTTTCTTATTGGCGTTTTGGACCGTAGCCCCACCAACCGGTCTCCTCTCGTTGCTTTTGGCTTGGCAGTGCAGACCACGACCGCCACTCAATGCCATACTCTTTTTGCTCAAACTGATCGAACATATATGCTCCTCTTTTTATAACTGTAATGTAGTCCAGCGGGCATCTGTATGGCGTATACTGAACAATAGCTGGGAACAGCTCACTGTCACGAAGCTCAAGCCAAAATGGCGCGTGTGAGTCGTGGTACCATTCAGGATCAAGCATCTCATCGAGTGTCAGCACCCGAGGCTCCATCAATTTCGGAAGATCATCTCTGGATATGGCTCGCTTTCCCATAGCCCATTCTATCAAGCCAACGGCCTGAAACGCCGCATCACTGGACAATGTAAGTCCATGCAGGCACTCCATTATGTCTCCGATTTTGACAACATCGTCTGGATTTAGCGTCGTGCCCTCAAAATGGATTGTTTCCAGGTCTTTCAGAACCTCAATCGCGCTATTTACTCTCTCCAGTGCATCCGCCACCTTGATGCTTTCACCACGAGCTGAGATGTATATCCCATCCTCCAGCCAAAGACGAACATCTTCGAGCCCTTTGACTATCTCATTCACTTTGAGCACTCTTTCATTTCACCTCCGGCAAACTTCGAGCATCATAGATCGTGCCTGACCTATCGACAATGAGAACACCGAACATGTTGTTCTGAACAGCGTACTCCATTGCTTTCTCAACCGTGGAGAACCGCCTGGCCCATTCGTAGTCGCCCGGTTCCCTCCAGATTGGGATACTCCCATTGCAAACGCTATAGCTTGCTCCTACACCTCCGCACAGACTACGATCAGAGCCTCTGGCGATGTAGAAATACTGCGGCAGCGTGTCTTTGGCATTCCGCTTTCTCATTTCATATCATCCTCCGATACGGATATAACTGATCCAGCATTACTGCATCCTCCTGAAAACATTACAGCTTCAAGACGATAGTCTGGATCAGTAAGGAGCGTAAGCTCCAATTGTTTTTTCGCACGATCATCTATACGGTCGCACGCATCCTGAAAGGCCCGAAAAATACCATCCTCCATCTGAGCGTCCATTTTAATCAACTCCAACGCATCAGTCATCAGCTCTTCCAAGTGGTCAAGGCACATCCCGTCTTTACCACAATACGGACAATTACAGCACAGCGGCTGCCCATCCTCACTTTGGGCAGTGCAGCACTCCAAGCCTTGAATGACTTTACTTCTCAGCTCTGCGATTTCCACCGCGTTTCAACTCCTTTCCGCACATCGGACAAAACCGATTGTCGATCTGAATGAACTCCCAGCCAGTCTTTTCGGTCAATTCCTGGCTAATCGCTTCCTCCGGCGTGAGAGGTGCCAAGATCGGGCGCATATAGCGCCTGACCTTGGCAAACACTTTGGTGTCACAGAACTTGCAGCCTCCCACGTTGATTACCTCTCAATCTCACAGTAGTCCGGGCCGCAGGTGGTCGGCGTCTCCTCAGCAATGGCGGGAGCCAGCTCAATCAGCTTCCTCGTCTTTCCAGGAGGGCCTTCATGAGCAGCATCATAGGCTGCCAATAATGCGGAGCGACTGATCGCGTCTTCATCGATCTCAGTCAGTACCTCCAAAGCATCCATCTTGAGCCTATTCAGGCAGTTGCTGTCAAGAGGGAATCTGTACGGGCACTCCGTACAGCGCAATTTATCATCGGGGTCACGCAGAATGCAGCACGTCAGGGCATCCACGACCAGCTTCTTTTTCTCAGACATATTCATCCTCCTCTTTGAAGTCTCGACAGTCACGCATAAGGTGGCGGTAATAGCTGCTATCCTCTTTGCGAAGATCAGCCAGATAATACATGGGCTTCCCACGATACTTCTCGGTCACATCTCCACGAACATCATAGAACCGAGTCGCAATCTGAGTCACAAAATGGCCCTGCACAGGTTCGTACCGGATGTCGGCGCCAAATTCATTGTCGAACCGTTCAAACAGAATCCGGGCAAACCAATAGCAGCATCCACGGAGAAAAACTCTCTCGCTGCCTTTGAAATGCGAAATGAAGTCCAGCACAATTTCAGGCACAGTTTTCAATGCTGATACCTCCCATTGCTGCGCTCCGCTGAGAACCCATCAGGGTAGCGGTCACGAAGTTTGTCGATGTTGTGCCGCAGCACCTCCTGGATGTCAATGCCTGCCTTAACGAGCAGAATTGCCAGATGGCTTACGACCTCGCGCAGATAGACAAAGTGCGTAACCGACTTTCTACTGACAGCGCAACGTGTCGCCTGTTCAATCAACTTTAATGCGCAGGACTCATTATCTTCGTAGATGCCAACCTCATAATCCTTCGGCGTAAGCACGACATTGAGATCCTCGATGTTATAGCTGAAACCAGTGCAAACCTCCGCGACGTACCACATGACATCGCCCGCCTCATCGATGAGCTTCTCACGGAACAGCTCATCAGTCAGCCCCATGTATTTCTGTTTCTTCACGATATCAATGATCTCACCGGCCTCACCGATGAGCCCGAGACTGCCGTGCCCTTGCTTATCTTCCAGATTTATCGTGCTGGCGGTTCTTTGCGCCAGCAGCCGGTATTCCGATAAAGTCATTCTTTATCACCTCTCAATCTCAGGTAATGCGGGTACATTCCGCAGCCACCGTTATATTCGTGGCAGACACCGCCACAGTAGACACACATCGGGACCAGCAGCCGATCCAACTGCGGTGTGACCGTCGTTGCCAGATAGGTCATGCCATGGGCGATGAGCCGGGTCACTTCCGCCGAGGTCATGCACAGCCGCTTGTTCATCATAATCATGAGCGCCTCGGCGTTGGCATCTAAGATCATACCTACAGGCGTCATGCGAGGCAGATGGTCAGCGTCGAGGAACTCTCCAAACTCATCTCTCAGCAAGTCCATGTACTCCGGCCTGTCTACGACCCGATCAGGCCGCAAAGTGCTGATATACGGCTGCGCGTGAACGTGGCGGGCATAATGAGTGCTGGTGTTCGAGGGAATGTCCTCGAACTCAAAGCTGTACATGGCATAGCGGATTGGAGAGTGCCTTGCACACAACATCTCCTCGATCCAGTCACTGGACGGCAGTGTCTTGGGGTGTTTTCCAATGGTGATAAGCGCCCTACGCTTGACCTCCATCCAGTCATTTGCGCTGGGGTATCCGATCAACGTGATCTTTGTCGTGCCGTTCTTGTGCTTGACGACGGTACTATACCTTCCGCTGGTGTCAATCATCGAGCTCACCCCGATTCCAAGCGGCAAGATAGTCATAGATGCTGTAGATGCACATCCAGAGCATTGCCCAAGTGAGCAAGATCATCAGGTACACTGCGCCATGCTGTTTCGGCGCGTACTTGATTGCCATGTCCTCGATGGCGGGATCTGGAAGACGCGCAGCAGGGAGCGCTTTCAGACTCTCATTTTCAGCGCGAAGCCTTTCACACTCAGCTTTCACAGTCTCCAGCTCCTCGGTAGCGAGAGGTATGACCCGTGTATCGATGCCATCGACAATAGCATCACACATCTTGGGATCGCCCACAGTAACGGTGCGGATCACCAAGGCTCGATTACTCATTTTCAAACACCTCCTAAATCACGGTGTAATAGGGACAGTCGCCATCCTCGCGTTGAGGCGCATCATTAGGGACGGCATCCAGGGTCTTTCGGAATGAGCAAGCGTTTCTCTCTGCTCTATCCATAGAACACATCATGCAGTGCTCGTGACAGCCATCCACCAGGCCATTTATAACCTCGTTAGGCAGCCAAAGCCCATAGTTCTTATCATCGCGGGGTGAGCCTCCCGGTCGCCGAACACCTATCGTATAGCTCGCCATCTTAAGCGAATTTATGTAGGTCTTGTACTGCTCCGGCGGAATCGTGTGAACGAACTTACCCATGAGGTTCCCAATCTTTGTGCGCATCATCGCCAGGTCGCGCTTTGCCCCAGGAATAAGCGACGATCTCCGGGCAAGGTTATCTGGCTCTACACTCAAAATCTCCAGTGCCACGTTCATCCTGACAAGGCTCTCACGCTCCGTGGCTGTCAGTCGTTTGGTTTCCACGCTCGCACCTCCTCACACTTTAATGGCTCCGCCAGAGACCCTCGCCAGCTCGCATAACTTCAAAGCAGTGAGCGTAACTTCTGGATTCTGGGAGAACCACTGATTCCTTGCCATCAGCGCCATGACATCAGGGCCGACAGCGTAGATGTTCTCAGGTCGGCAATCTGTGCCATCGTTGTTCAGATAGATCACAACCCATCCATCCGGCAGCTTGCCATGCTCTTGTTCCCACAGGTATCTCCCATAAGGAATCCACTTCAGCCTACCGTTGTCTTCAATGCGGATGACCTTTATGGGTCTCCGACCTCTGATCTGAATCGACAAATCACCTGCACGGTACTTTATCTGGCTTTCGCTATGACTCCTACTGACAGTCTCGTCTGTTCGTTTGGTACCGATAAACCGCTTTACATACCCACGCAGAGTATCTCGTCCCAAATTCGTGCCAAACTTCTCATTGAACGCTGATGTGATCTCTGCTTCACTCATCGAAGGCACGTTCTCAGCGAGCCATTGACGTTCTTCATTGGTGTACTTGTGGGCGATTCGGATATTTGGCTCAATACCCATTTTCCGCAGGGTGGACGACAGCCATTTCGGCTCAGCATAGCGATCAAACGTCGCATTGAACAGCTCCGTCAAAGCCCGAGGCCGCAGGTCGGCATGGGCTTTGATGAAGTCCAGCTCGACCTGCGTGTAGGCCCGACCACTTCGATGGTCAATCTTCGTCATCTCCATCAAAGTCACCGTTGGGCTCCATCCGTCCGATCATCGACTCGATGTTGGTGTTGCGCAGTCTGCCCTCGGAGATTAGCTTTTCCGCACGGAGCACCACATCCGCATTGTTCACCATCTGCTTTGCCAAGCTGCTGATGGTTTGAGAAATCTCAGTCTCCTTCACGCGCTCCTCCAGGGGCAGGTCTTTGTTCATGGCGATACGGATGCGCTCGCCCAGCACTGACTGAAGCTCGCGCAGGGTCATATCATTACTCATGTATCTGTCCTCCTTACCAAGTTCTCCGCAGCCCTGCTGCGGGAGTCAGTTCAATACCGATGCTACCCAGCTCAGAACACCACGGCGCATCAGCGTTGTAGACATAGACGAGCTGCTGGTGTTCTTTGAGGTCCTCTCTGTCGTATTGCCACTCCTCTTTGTAGTCGCTGACATAGAGGTAGCTCTCCAGCTCACCGAGGTTGGTGTAGCTGTGAATGACGAAGTAGACCAAAGCATTATGCTCGTTCTCAAAGTCTCTGACTCGCTGGAGCTGCTCGCCCTCGATCCAGAAGCAAGCGCCCACGGGTGGCAGGCTCTGAGAGATCAGATCGGACTTTGCAAACTGGTCAATCGTCGGACCGAAAATACCCCAGGCTTTCATACGTTCGATGGCTTCTGCCTTCTTTTCCTCACGACTTACGTTCATTTTTTCCTGCTCCTTTCGTCTTCCTCATTAACGTCGTCAATCAGCCGAATGACGCCGCCTTCGTATCGTTCGTCAAACCAATGCCAGATATTGAATCTGTCATTACCCACTTCGAAGCCGAGGAACTCCTCCTCAGTCTGATCCTGATCGTTGATCGGGATGTCGCCGAACAAACGCCACAGCTCTTTGATCTGGTCACTACTGAAAATCAAGCCGCCATCGACGTCCATAAGGCACTCTGTTGAACCGCATTTCGGACATTGCTCGTAGTCAATGAACCGACCTTCGCAATCAACCTCATCGGTTTGAAGCAGATCGAGCTCGTCTTCTTTGCCAATCCAGCCGCAGTCATTACACCGGACAATCCGCATTTGTGTTCCTCCTCTCAGACCAGCAGCTCACACATATACAGTTCAAATTCATCCCACCGCCACGTCACATAATGCGCTACCAGATTAGCCCAAAGTTCGGCGAGTCGAGCGTCATATCCAGCAGTTCCAACGTCCATACTGTGGTGAAAGCAGAAAGCCGTCCACAATGCCCGAAGCTGTTTGCAGCCTTGAATATCAAAATCCGGGTTGCCAAGATCGTACTCTTGGATGAAATCGATCATGTACTGCATTTCCGCGTCTTTGTTGATCGTGGTAGCCAGCTTCTCCAGCCGATTCGCTGCGGCATTGTACCCATCGCGGCGCAACACCCGGAGATCATCCTCGACGCCCCAAGGCTTAGACACTGTCATCATTGATTGCCGCCTCCTTTTTCTCATGTTCTTCTCTCGCGCCGGAGCGCATCAGCTCCCAGCCGATTATCAAAATGATGTCGTGCAGCAAAAATAAGAACCACATGGACATCACTCTTGTCTCCCTTCCTTCGACTGTTCGTAGTGTTTCTTCAGCACCGACTTGGCTGCCAGTATCGCGTTTCGATATATTTCCTGGCCTATGCGGTGTCTATAGCCTTTGTGGAACAGCTTGCCTGGCTCCATCAGGGCCGAAAGTTGATTCTGAAGGCTTTCGTATTCGTGCTGGGTCACTCTTCTTCACCTTCCGGGTACTTGAAACTGATCTTGCCTGCCCGACGCTGATCGCAAAGCAGCATCACATACTGACGGCATTCGTCCTGGGCTCGACCCAGATCAAGCTCTTCGAAATTGCCACACTCTTTACGACTGGCTCCCGGAATCCTGCCTTCGTGGAGAAGCACCTGGTCCAGGGATTCGATGACTTCATCCAACACCTCGCTGCTGGAAGCGGTATTCCTGACCAGCAGGTAGAATCCCGTGCGGCAGCCCATCGGGCCGAAGTACAGCACCGAGGGACCGATACGGCTGTTCCGCAGGAAGGTTGCCATCATATGCTCAACGGTGTGCATGGTGAAGTTGTCCATGTATTCGCCGCTGTTGGGCTTCCGTGTCCGCAGGTCGTAGGTTACGACATCGCCATCCACCCGCGAGATGTAGATGCCCGGTTCCAACAGGTCGTGATCTACCTGAAAACTCGCGATTTTGTTCATTTTTGTGTCTCCTCTCACTTCTTCATCCGCGTCCTGCAATCTCGTCTACGGCGGATAAGAATTGCTGGACGCGGATGAAGCCTATTTTGTATTATGCGGGGGCTTTTGCCTCTTCCGGAGCTCGATTGATGCCGAACACGGAGACCTCATTCACGGTCCGCTTCTCACTTCTGCCGTCATCCAGGAGCTTCTCATACTCTCTGGACTGAAGCCTGCCCGTGATTACCACGCGGTCTCCCACCGACAGACTGGCGGCCCAGCGGCCATTCCGTCCCCAGGCAATGCAGGGGATATAGTCACTCTTGGAATGGGCCCGGTTAACTGCGATCATCAGGTCGCAAATCTCTCGCCCAAAAGGCGTGATCCTGAAGTTCGGCTGCTTGCAGACCGTGCCTTCGATGGCAACGTCATTCTGGGGATCAACCATTTCCAGAACTTCGAAATCCTGGACAAAGAGCGTCATGCAGTGCCGAGCAGCGCCATCTACGAGCTTGTTATAGCTTCGCACCTGGCCTTTGAGGCTGATCGGGCCGATAATGTCATCGGGCTTTTCCTGGCTGAGCAGCCTTTCAGAAATTGTCACGGGAATCCTGTCGTAGATTCCGGAGAGGCGCCTGCATTCAAGGGTGCCGGTGTAGAAGCTCTCTCCAAGAACTTCGTGATCCATGCTGAGTTCAGTGAGAACACCTGAGATCATTGCCATGTTGTCTTTGTTTTCCATACTTACCTCCGTTATTCGTCGTGCCATTTGAGCCCTCGGGCTCTATACAGTGGAATCCAGTGTCCGTCGTAGAAATCATAGCCTGCGCCATCTATGCCGAAAAAGAATCCCCATTCGTCGTGCTCGTACACGCGAAATCCGCAGTTGCTGAGCTGTCGAATGCCATCTTCCTCTTCGACCCAATAGGTGTCACAGCTATCATCAAACTGCCAGAGCCAGCCCCACATCGGAAGGATGCCGTCGTACTGAACTTCCAGGGCTTCCTCTCTGACCTTCACTACCGCGCCGTCATCCAAGACGACGCGGTATTTTTCTGCCTTTTGCAAGACCTTGGTGATCTCGCCTTCATGTTCTGAGGATTCACAGTCCTTCGGGAGATCGAGCACATAAACTCGATCTCCTGTGGAAGGCTTTGTCACCTCATGCCATGCTTCCGGGTCTGCTCGCATCAACGTCCCGATCATATCGTTCGGAAACGCATTGAACTTAGCCACCCAAGACTGTGCAGCTTCACGGATGGTCATACGACACCCTCCATTTCAGCTCCGAACAGGTCATTATAGCTTGCTCCGAACTCGGACTCGAACAGCATCACAATGGAACCATCACCGAACTCTTCTCGGTATTCATCCAACTCATCCTTGCCGTAATAATCCAGCAATGCGAGATACTCCTCACGAATCTCTTTCGGAACACTTATTAGCTCAGGCCCACAGTCAATAATTTGGGCCTTCGTAACCTTGAGACCATTGCCGTTCCAGCTTTTATTCCAGCTATCGTTGTACTTACCGAGGTCATAAATTGCCTCAACATATTCATACTTCGGGAACTCAGGCTCGGCAGCCTCTGCCACAATCTTCTGGACCCGGCGAATGGTAGCGTTGAGATGCTTACGATTGATATACTCGTGAAGAGTGTGAGCATTGTAGTAGCCAGAGGAAAGGTTGACGGCTGCCACGCCCAGTTCAGGCGCAATTTCGGAGATGTCACTGAAGGAGCCCCATTCGGTCTTGAAGCCCTTACTCGTGATGTAATCCTCGAAATCATCATTGCCACAGTCGTAATAAACCGCGTCATTCTGGCCTTTACGGTCGATCTCGATCAGGCACTTCAGATCATCCAGCTCCGGCGGCAGCTTCCCATCCTTGTGCTTGAGGCAAAACTTCCACGCGCCAACGCCACCTATCTCTTCGTCGCAGGTGAACAGCAGCCAGGGCTTTTTCTCGGCCTTCTCATAGATCGTAACCAGGGCATAGATTCCGCAGCGATCATCGCCGCCGATGCCCTGCGGAGACATCAGAATATTCCCATGCCGGGACTTGCAGATGTCCTTCACCGGCTCCGCATGAACCGTGTCCATGTGCGCCACAAGCATGATCGGAGCTTCACCTTTTACCAGGATATAGCTTCCTTTGCAGACTCTCGTCTTGCCTTTGAACATGTTGCGCAGCTCCACAAACAACTGCTTCTGGGTCGGGATCAGGAATTCTTCGAGTGATTTCATGCGCTCACAGCCTCCTCTTCAGTATTCTCAACAACGCATCCGCAGCAGGGGCAAGTGCCATCCTCACGGGTCTTGACAGAATGACCGCATTCGGGGCAACTGTCGTAGTCATCGGAGCAATCAGAGCAGACGCACCTCTCCTGGCCGTCCTCATCGTACACAGTGGTCATCATCCTGTTGGGGCGATAATCTCCACAGTCGGGGCAGTAGAAATACTCATCGATGCAGTCTTCGCAGACCCAGGCTTCCCACCCGGTCTCGGTCATGACGCGAGTCATATCATCGCGATAGTGCCAATCACCGCACTCTTCGCACTGCTCGCAGTATTCACTGAGGCAGCTATCGCACACATAATCATCGCCGACTCGGGTGACGCAATCCTCGTGGTGATACTCATTGCACCGATCACAGTAGATATAGTGATCGGCCAGGCAGCTATCGCACACTTCGACGCGATTGCCTTGCCGGTCATACGCAGTGGTCAGACCGTTGCTGGTGTACTCCTCGCAATCCTCGCAGTATTCCTCGTTCTCGTGCTTGCAGCTATCGCAGTAAAGCCCGTACCGGGTCTCATCGCCGCAGCAGATGCACAGACCAGACTCGCCGACGAGAAGCGGCTCAACATGGTCGGTGTCGCAGTCGGCGCGGAAGCAGATATGTCCGTCAAAGCTCGAATAGGTCCAGTCAGGATAGCCGCCGAATTTGTAGCTCTGCTTGACGTAGTAGCCCTTTTCGCCCGAGGAGGCATAGGTTTTCCACAGATTCGGAACATCCTCCAGCATCGAGAGCTCGCGCTGTACCAGATCGCGGTAGAGCCTGGAGTTTTCAGTCTCCTCACCGTCACTGGTACCGCCAGCCTTGTTGTACATCCGGCTCTGGAGCAACAACCCGCTGCCGGGACGATACGCGAAAATCTGCCGCGTAACTTTGCGATTGTTCAGGGTCTCAGGGACAGTCGGATCATCCACGGTGAACACGATGATCGAAACCTTATCCCTCGCATAGCCGCTGCATCCATTGTTGTACTCATAGTCGGTGGAGTTGAAAGAGTGGCAGCTCGTCAGGCACTGGCCGCGATAGTCGCCCTTCGGGTTGCTCATGGTGATGAAATGAGCCGGGTTGATCGAAACAAACAGCTTGAAGCTGATCTTCTTCGAAGTCAGCTCATCCGCCAACTGAGCGTAGAGCCTCTGGAACTGGCTGCCTGCCGTGTCATCGACAACGCCAAGGGCCACGCACATCGCCCGGAAAATCTTGCTCATCTTGCGATTGGGCTGGTAGGCTTTGGGCGCCAGCTTCTTGACAGCGTTGAGATAGATGCTGTTCTCACTGTTGTCAACCACGGGCTGGATGAAATAGCTGATTGCCAAATCCAGCGTCCGCCGGGTTTCATAATCGGCGGCCCTCATCGGTTCACGGAGAATGTGCATCGCCAGCTCATAGATGCGGTTGTAGTCCTTATCATGAGTTCGGGTGCCGTTGATTACCAGAGCGTCCAGCTTTTCATCCCAAACGGGGGACTTGCTGAACAACTCGCGAAGGCCCTGCTTCGCATAAACGCTGTCATGAGCGAGCTGCTCAATGAATGAATCCGACACATCGTTCAGCACTCCGATCTTATCGGTGTGGCGGCCGTAGTCTGCCAGCGCCTGACGAATATCCTTTTCCCTCTGCTCAATGATCTGCTGCATGTTCATCTGTGCTTTACCTCCTAAGCATTCCGTCGTTCACATAGTTTGCGAAGATCCAGTTGCGGCATCGCCGCTGTCGGTTGGTGAAGAATCCGTGCGGATTGGGCTTGTAATCCTCAAACTCAATCCGCCGGGCGTCGGTGATCTTCAGGCTGATGTTGTTATTCTCGACCTCTACCGTCTCACCGGGAGCCGGGATAAAGGCCACATGGGTGTTCTGCCACCAGTTGTAGCCCGCGCTCAATCCGCAGAGGTAATAGGCTACCGCTTTCGGATTCTCGATCACATCGATGTCGATCAGCGCGTTGGCCTGGCGAAGTGTTCCGTAGTAAACCCGGCTGTCCCGGCCACCGATGAAACACTTCGCGCAGCACTCGTAGATGTTCACACCCTGAATGTCTCTCAGCCAGAAGAACTCATGATACCGTTTCAGTTGCAGCGTCAGGTGCATCCGCCTTGGCCTCCTTTTTCTTCTTACGTCCCCGCTTCTTCGGAGCGGTCTTCTGCTTGGTCTTCTTCGTGACCGTCTCGCTGACGGCCCAGCTCAACTGAACCTTGAAGCTGCCGTCGCCCATCTTGTCGATGGTGCAGCCCCAGCCTTCGCCGCTGACCGCGATCTCGTCGTCTTCGCGGTCGGCGCTGTCCGCCGCGTTCTGGATCGTCTGCATGATCTCGTCGGAAACGAGCCGCAGCGCGTCGGCGGCCTTGAGATACTCACCCAGCCAGTAGGCAGCCTTCTTGTGGCTGCGAACCGTGTAGGTCGCGTCGGCTTGGCACCTGCCAGTTCCGATCACGATGTCCATCACGTTCTCGTTCTCAACGAAGTTGCCCTGACCGGGCTCGTGAACCTTGACCCAACGTCCTTCTCTCAGTTCTGCCATTGTGATGTCCTCCTTATCTTTTCTCTCATGTTGTTCAACCGGGTGCCTGTGAATCAGGCAACCCGGAACTGCTTGTAGGTCGTTGTCTTCTTGTACTCGGACAGGTCTCCGAGATCAGCTTCGAGGCGCTGCGTGTCGATGGTCGTGCGGGTCACATCGTAGTAGGCGAGCTTGTAGTCGCCAACCACCATGCGATCCTGACCGGCTTCGATCATGGCCGCCTTGATCTCATCGGCCACTGCGTTGGCCTCCTGTTCGAGCTCTTCGATCATCAGCTTGCATTCTCGGTACTGGCGAATCTTCTCAATGAGTTCCGGCATCTGAGTTCTCCTCCTTTTCTGCTTAAGTTTCTGACCTGCCATCGTCAGCGCCGGTAAGTCGTGTCCGGCGGACGCCCTTTCGGGCGTTTCGGCTTTCAGGCTTCCCATTTGGTGCATTCCGGATCGATGCGCTCCATCATCTTCAGCACCTCGCGCACTTCCTGCCATCTGGCGAGGTTCTTTTCAGTCTGTTCTTCGTTCTTGAGCTCTCGGCTGGTGTCCAGCGCGTCCTGGAGAACCTCCAGCCTGCGAGTGAGGCTCTTGTGCAGCAACATCATCTCTGTCATCGTGGTATCCTCCTTGATTCTTCTTTTGTGACTGTGAGTGGTTTTGCTCTAATCCGGCAAACTATTGAAATGGTTTGTGTTATAAATGCCGCAGCAGTGTTGGTGCCGATGTTTTTGTGCTGCAATAGAACGCTCTATGAGAGGAGTAATCGACATGCAATCCTTGGTCCGTGATAAGAAGGTGCTTACCCTTGGCTCGGAACGTGGTAAAGTCAGCTATTTGCTGAAGACCGATACTGGCATGATTCGCAAGGTTATGTCAGCATCCGGGGCTATGACTCTTATGAAAGAAGGGTTGCTGACCATAAACCCTGATAACCCTGACTACCCGATAACAGTTGATGGGAAATATTTCTTCCCCGGCACTGTACGCGAAGAAGGAGAGTAGCAAGTGATGACCATTCTGCAAGCGCTTCTGTTCATGGTCCTCGGCGGGGCCATAGTGGAGTTCTTTGAAATCCATGCCTGGCGTCGCTATCAGCAAGGTAAGCAAGAAGGCAAGAACTATTCGAACGACCAGTCGCGCAGAACAAGGTGATTCCATAGAAAAGAGAAAGGGTGAGACTGATGAGCAATCGACGTAGCGGTCCCTGAGTCCGCTTAGTCAAAACCATCCAATAGACCAATCTAAGGAGGACAAATCTTATGTTGGAAGCCAAGATTACCATTGAAGCCCCCGCACTGTCTCAGGCCATTAACGATTTGGCACAGGCAATCCGAGATTCCCGCACGACCGTTACTGTTCAGCCGCAGACCACCGCTCCTGCCAGTGTGGTTCCGATGCCCCAGCCTCAGCAGGCTACTATCCCCACTGCTCCCCAGCAACAGGCCACTGTTCCTCAGCAGCAGGCAGCACCCGCCCCGGCAGTTCCCCTGGCGCAGCCGCCGCAGTATACCCAAGATCAGATCATGGCTGCCGGAGCCCAGTTGATGGACGCAGGAAAGGTCAACGACCTCATCAATCTGCTGCATTCCTTCGGTGTTCAAGCTGTCATGGACCTGAGACCCGATCAGCTCGGCGCGTTTGCCACGGCTCTGCGCGAGATGGGAGCCAAGATATGAGCGATCATGCACTTCTCTCCCCGTCCAGCGCTCATCGCTGGCTGAACTGCCCTCTCGCACCGAGGCTGGAAGCCACGTTGCCTGAGAAGGTTAGTGAATATGCACGAGAAGGCACCATAGCTCACAGCGTCTGTGAGATTGCTGCCAAGAAGCACTTCAAGAAGATCAAACCAGCGGAGTATACCCGGAAGATCAAGAAGCTCAAGACTGATGCTCTGTGGAATGACGAGATGCTTCACACGTCTGAGGTCTATGTCGAACATTTGGCTGAACGAGCCATGAGCTTTGAAAACGAGCCGTATGTCGCATTCGAGGTAAAGGTCGATATTTCCGAATATGTGCCTGACGCTTTCGGACGCTGTGACAGCATTATGCTCGGCGGCGACACGCTCATCATCACTGACTACAAGCACGGCCAGGGCGTCCCCGTGGCTGCCACGGAGAACCCTCAGCTCATGCTTTATGCGCTGGGTGCTCTGAAGCTGTACCAGCCCCTGTTCGGCAACGCCTTGAAGAAGGTACAGGTCTATATCGACCAGCCCCGACGGGACTCCTACGATGGTTGGGAATGCACCGTTGAGGAGCTTCTCCAATGGGGCGAGGAGATCAAGCCGAAAGCGAAGATGGCTTTCATGGGCTTCGGAGAATACCACGCTGGAGACTGGTGCCGCTTCTGCCGCGCTGATGGTAAGTGCAAAGGACAGGCCGACCAGATGCTCAAAGCCTTCGATGACTTTGGCGAGGCTGTTGGTGCCAACCCTGCTTTGCTGACCCCCGAACAGACCGGAGAAGTGCTGGAGCGCGGCAAGAACCTAACCGCATGGTACGAAGCTGTGAAGGATCAGGCACTTCAGTCCATTCTGAATGGCACCCATGTACCCGGCTGGAAAGCCGTGGAGGGCCGAAGCATTCGTGCATGGTCCGATCAGGATCAGGCGCTGGATCGCCTCAAGGCAAACGGCGTTGATCCCGCCATCATCTACGACCAGGTTCCCAAGTCTCTCTCCCGGTTGGAAAAGGTCTTGGGGGCC